GAAAAAAGATTTACAGATGCTTACATCCAGTAATGATGAATATCTTGAGATTCTTCTGAAACAAAGCAAAGCAGCAATCACAAGAGAAGGGATTGACCTTGAGATAGGAATAGAGGGGGATATGGCTGTGATACAATACGCAGCCTATCTCTTTCGAAAGCGCTCTGGACAGGACACTTCCATGCCCAGGTATCTGCGCCTCCAGCTGAATAACCTGAAGATCAGCCAGAAAGGGAAAGGAAAAATGAAATGACATTTGACGATGGAATCCTGACTGTGTACCGAACAGAAAATACTGCACAACCTGGAAAAAAACCTGTACAGAGATTAAAGGTTAAAGGACGGCATTATTTTAATTACGGAGAACTGGGATACAACAGAATCTACAGGGCAAAGCAGGCGGGGCAGCAGGTTGAGGCGGTGGTAAATATCCCAGGATGGGAAGATATTCAGATGACAGATGTATGTGTGATGGAAAACGGAGATCAGTTCCGGATCCTTACAAGACAACCTACTCTGGATGAAAACGGACTGAGAATTACCAGACTGTCACTGGAAAGGATTGGTGAGAAATATGCTGTCTAAATTAAAGGTGATACCGGAAGCGTTGTTGACAGTGACCACAAATGTAGGACATTACGAAGCAATGGATAAAACAGACCGCTATATTGTGTGGGCGGAAGATTCAGAGGGAAGTTCTGTGGAAGGTGATAACCGTAAAACTCTCCAGACTGTCCAGGGGACAATTGATTATTATACCAGAAATGAAGAGGATGAGAATGTAGAAAAGATACAGGAAGCATTAAAAACTGCCTGTATTTCTTTTTATCTGAATTCTGTACAGTATGAAAATCTGGATGAGGGAGGAAGCGGATTCATCCATTATGAATGGGTCTGGGAGGTGGCGTAGATGGCAAAGATCAGCTTTTCCGGGATTGATGAATACGCAAAGGTTTTAGATGTTCTTGATAAAGAGAACGATGAAATTCTGAAGAGCGCCGTTTATAAAGGTGCCGCCCTGGTTGCAGATGAAATTAAACAGGAAATAAAGAATCTGCCTGTAGAGGAAGGAAAAAACGGTCTTGCGCCGGTCGGAACCCCGGAACATAAACTGACCGGAGTAACCAGAAGGCAAAAAGCGGATCTGATTGATTCTTTCGGTCTTGCCCCGATTGAGAATGACGATGGTTATATTCAGACGAAAGCAGGCGTGGATGGATATGGCAGTGTAAAAACTGAAACATATCCTAAAGGTGTGCCGAATGTGATGTTGATGCGCAGCATCGAAAGCGGGACATCGTTCAGGGAAAAGAAGCCTATTTTCAGAAAAGCAACAAACAGGGCGAGAAAGAGGGCACAACAGCAAATGGAAAAGGAAATAGACGACCAGTTAAAACGAATGTTTAGGAGATAAAGGAGAAAAGATATGGCAATTAAAGGTCTGGCAGTGCCAGTATTTGGGAATTATCATTATAACGGTTTATCTGTTGTTTATACTGATGGCTTTGTAGCAGGTGCAGCGATCGAGTATGGAATAGAAGTGGAAACATCGGATAACAATCCGCTGCATGGAGATAACCGTATCATTGAAAATGATTATGGAACTTTTAATACGGGAACATTGACACTTAACACGTCGGATCTTGACGAGGATACTTCAAAACGTCTGCTTGGACTGAAAGAAGTGAAGATCAATGTTGGAGAAAAAGAAGTAACAGAACTGGTAACAGACGATGATATGAAACAGACACCGAAAGGTTTTGGAATCATTGAAACACATCAGATTAACGATGTGGATAGATACCGGGCAGTTATCCTCTGTAAAACAACGATGGCGATTCCTGCGGAGGCAGCAACGACAAAAGGAGAATCTATTGAGTGGCAGACAAAAGAAATTGAGGGAACGATTACGCGGTCAGATGAAAATACAGAGAACTATAAACATCCGTGGAAGAGGGAGGCATGGTTTGATACAGAAAAAGAAGCAATGGAATATCTGAAAACAATATTAAATGTACTGGAGAGAGTAGAAGCTGTTTCTTCAGAAGGAACTTCAGTCGGAAAAACCAGGCTTATAATCACCAACAGGACAGAGGGGGCAACATATAAGTACAACACCAAGGAACAGGCTTCCAAATATAAACAGGATCTGTCAAAATGGACAGAGTTCCCGGAAGATGGAGAAATTGAGGCAGAAACCGGAACGGTTATTTATCTGGCAAAAACAGATTTGACAGGAAAAGCGATTGGAGCAGGAGAGGTTACGGCGGTAACAAAAGAGGTGTGAGAAATGAATCGGATTACATATATAAAAATAGCAGGTAAAAGTTATCCTATGAGCTTTTCTCTCGGAGCTTCCAAAAAGATTGTTGAAAAATATGGAAGTGCAGAGAAAATGAAGAGTTCGCTTGCGAAAGCTAAGGATGCAGAAAAAATTGATATTGTGATAGATATGATGGAGCTTTTGATTTCCCAGGGCTGCGCTTACAAAAACTATTTTGAAAAGGACATTCCTGCACCGGAAGATGCCCCGATTGTGGATGGAAAATGGACAGCTCTGCCAAAAGAAGCCATGGAAATTGCCATCGGTATTTATGATATCAATGATATGGCAGACAAAATTATGGAGTGTATTGGAACAGGCAGCAATAAAGAAGTGGAAGCAAAACCAGAAGGAAAAAACATGCAGGCCACACAGGAGTAAGATCTCTTGTGTGGCTTGATGTTTCTGCAAGAAAATCTGGTATCCCTTATCTGGAATATAACTGTATGCCGATAGGGGAATTATCGGATTTTCTTGATTTTTATGCCGCTTCAGAAGGAGTGGCAAGTATCCGCATGAGAACAGATTATGATTATATTCCGGAGGTGAGGTAATGGCTTATGATATTGGACCGCGAATCGGGATCCAGGGAGAAGCGGAATTTAATAAGCAGATTAAGCAGATCAACAATGCCATCCGGGAATGTGGATCGGAAATGAAAGCCCTTTCCAGTGAATTTGATGAAAATGCAAATTCTCAGGACGCGCTGATTGCTAAAAATAGGAATCTGGTAAAAGAACTGGATCTGCAGAAACAGAAGATGTCACTTCTGCAGAGCCAGTATGAAAAGCAGGTGTCGAAACTGAATGATCTTGCAAATGCATATCAGAAAGCAAAGAGCGAAAACGGAGAATTGTCTGCACAGGCACAGAAAGCTGAGGCGGCGTTTAACAAGCAGGCGGAAACGGTATCCAAACTGTCGGTCGCAGTAAATGAGACACAGAATTATATCAACAAGCTTGACAATACCATGAACAAAAATGACAAGATGCTCAATGAGATTGCAAGCGGGACAAGGGATGCAGCTACAGGCCTGAATAAACTGGAAGAAGCAGCAAAAGATGCAGGAGACAGTCTGGAAGATATCGGGAAAAAGCTGGATGCTGGAAATCTGATGGAAGCAGCAGATACATTATCCGGAGCAGGGGATAAGATTATAGAAGCCGGACAGAAAATGATGGATTCATTCGCAAGCCTGGAAGGAACCACTACGAAAGTAAATGGCTACTTTGGACTAACGGGAGAAGCAGCAGAACAGATGGGCTCGGTTGTAGAGAATGTGTTTAAATCCGGAGTAACGGACAGCCTGGAAAGCGTGGGGGATGCGGTAATTACCGTAAACAACAACCTGAAAGATCTGGATCCATCACAGCTGGAAACACTGACCACGCAGGCAATGACCATGGAGGAGGTCTTTGGTTCCGATATGAACGAGACGATGCGGGGTGTAAATGCCCTTATGGTAAATTTCAGCATGGATGCACAGGAGGCCATGGATTACCTGATCAAAGGATCTCAGAATGGACTGGATAAAACACAGGAACTGGGAGATAATCTGGCAGAATATTCCGGAAAGTTTTCCCAGGCAGGGTATTCTGCACAGGAATATTTTCAGTTATTGCAGAACGGTCTGGAAGGTGGAGCTTATAATCTGGATAAAGTAAATGATTCCATCAATGAGGTCACAACACGGCTTGCGGACGGAACTATTGAGGACTCCATGTCAAAAATTGACGAAAAGACGGGTGAAGTGTCAGAAAGTACTGCCGGGTGGAGTAGATCCACAGAAGAAGTATTTCAAAAATGGAAAAATGGAGAAGCATCCCAGAAAGATGTTATCAATGCACTGGTGGGAGATATTTCAAATGCAACGTCACAGCAGGAAGCACTTACGAAAGCCAGTGTAGCATTTGGAACCATGGGAGAAGATGCGAATCTGGATGTTATCAAATCCCTGAATACCATGGGAGATGCTTACAGTGATGTTGCCGGAACTGCACAGAAAATGGCTGAAGATACCACAACACCAATGCAGAAGCTTCAGGCCAAGATGAATGAATTGCAGCTTGCATTGGCTCCTCTTGGAGAAAAACTACTGGAAATTGCGACAAAGATACTTCCGCCTCTGGTGGATAAAATCGTAGAACTGGCAGAGTGGTTTACCAATTTGTCTCCGCAGATGCAGGCAGTGATCGGGATTATAGCAGGGGTCATTGCCGCATTTAGTGCGTTGGCACCTGTGATTACGGCGGTCGTGGCAGTGATTGGCGTTCTGGGAGCCGGTGCATTGCTTCCTTTGGTTGGTATTATCGCGGCAGTTGTTGCTGCTATTGCAGGTATTATTGCTGTAATACAAAACTGGGGTGCAATCACAGAATGGATTCAGGGAGTATGGGAAACGACAAAGCAAAAGCTGTCTGAAATATGGAGTGCGATACAGGAATATGCATCGGTTATTTTTGGGGCATTGAAGGAATTTTTTTCCGGAATATGGAATGACATCAAAACAATTGTAGAAACTGCTGTAAATACCATAAAAGATGTTGTGTCTACGGTGTGGAGTGCAATCCAGACAGCCATTTCAACTGTTTTAAATACAATCAAAAACGTTGTGTCAACAGCGTGGAACGGTATAAAAAATTCAGTAACGACAGCTGTAAATTCGGTAAAAACCGTAATAAATAATGTATGGAACAGTATCAGGAATATTGTTACAAACGTTACGAATTCTATCAAAAATGGGGCTGTGAATGGATTTAAGAACATGGTTAGCGGAATTAAAAATACAGTTTCGAAAATCGGTTCTGTTATCAAAAATGGATTTCAGAGTGCAATAGATTTTATTACCGGATTACCTGCGAAAGCCTGGAACTGGGGAGCTGATTTTATGAATGGGCTAAAGGAGGGAATTATGTCCAAAGTAAATGC